ACAAAACAAGTAATGGATGTGTTTAATGAAGTAACACACCAAAGTGTGGATGACACATGGCTCACGAAACACATTGGCAAAAATTTAACACTCGTTGGCAAGTGTCCAGGAAACTTAATCACAAAACATGTGGTAAAAGGCAAAGCAGCAACGTTTTCATTATATCTGGAAGTTGAACATCAAGCTCGAGTGTTTTTCGAACCATACCTTGAACATTACTTACCAAGCAAATTAAATAAGGAAGCATTTGTGAAGGATTTCTCAAAGTATGACGAACCAACTGAAACTGGTGTTGTTAACATTGAAAAATTCGAACAAGCAGTATTAAACGTCAAACAAATTCTCGATAGCATAAAATTCGAAAGATGTGGATTTATAACTGATGCGGAACCAATTTTTAATTCACTAAATATGAAAGCTGCAACTGGTGCATTATATGGCGGAAAGAAAAGTGAATTCTTTAAGGAATATACAGATGATGATAAACAGGAAATTTTGAAACAAAGTTATGAACGATTATACACTGGAAAGCTTGGAGTTTGGAATGGAACATTGAAAGCTGAGCTAAGACCAAAGGAAAAAGTTGAATTAAATAAAACCAGAGTATTCACAGCGGCACCATTGGACACATTGTTGGCTGGTAAAGGTTGTGTGGATGATTTTAATAATCAAATATACGATAAAAATTTAGAAGGCCCTTGGACAGTAGGCATAACAAAATTTTACGGACAATGGGATAAGTTTCTTAGGAAATTACCAGATGGATGGATTTACTGTGATGCAGATGGATCTCAATTTGATAGTTCATTAACACCATATTTAATAAATGCAGTTTTGAACTTACGTTTAAGTTACATGGAAGATTGGGAAATTGGAAAAGAGTGCTTGAGAAATCTATATACTGAAATAGTTTACACACCTATAGCAACACCGGATGGGTCAGTCATAAAGAAAAATCGAGGAAATAATAGTGGGCAACCTTCAACAGTTGTGGACAATACTCTAATGGTAGTGATCGCAGTCCAATATGCACTTGAAATGAACAACATCGACTTCAACAATCAGAACAAAATCATTAAATATTTTGCAAACGGTGATGACCTTCTAATAGCATTAGAACCACAATATGAATACTTATTAGACAACTTTGCAAGCAACTTTCGTGAACTGGGC